GACACTATGACATTGACTTTTTACCCCTCGTTTTGCTCAGACAAAGATAACTTCTCAAAGCAGACTGGTGCAACCGTAGCAGCCGCTAATAAAGTAAGGAATATTGGATATGCATGTCCTTTGAATAGGAAACATTCTATTTTCGATAACATCATATACAATATCGATAACAATACCTTGCAACCTACCAGTACAGCAGCCAAGGCTAAAATGAAACACCTCTATAATTGGATTGATGAATGATGAAAACGCGAGAAGAACTTGAGGCACAATTCTTAAATGGAGAAAAGTTTTATATGATGGTCAATGACATCAGTATATCAAATCATATTCCATATATGGAATCTATCATGTATGTGTGTGATAATAATGGTATAGACCCTGAGGATTTGGTTAAATTGCAACTCATATCTCCTCTACTCAAATGCAAATTAGAGGAGGAATCTATTGCCGCTGGGTTATTGAAAGAAACATCTAAATTGCCAATATGAAATGCCTATTCAGCCATACAAATTTTATAAAATATACTCAGCAGTAAATTTACATTTTACTTCTTCTTATGATTTAAATAAATATAAGGGAAAGTCTAAAACGATTTCTAGTATTTCATTTGATAACAGAAGAGACAAACATAGATTTTCATATTTTGCTCGGCACATCGAATCATCTAAAGATGCTCTTAAATTCTGTGTCTTCAATTTTTTAGACAACACAGACTGGTTATATAATAATTATACTGAAGCAAATGATAAATACTTTGAGAAAATTAAATTTTATTCTACTTTCACTAAGAACATAACAAATGATTTTTCCACCATCCAAACAATTAGAGACAGTAAGACGGTATCGTTCAAGTCATTTTTTGAAGAAACTAGAACAGGAAACCCTCCGCCGATTCTTCAGTTATTTTGGGAAAATTCTATTAGTATTGAGTTCATTTGCCTCTGTAATATCACTTATCCTTATATGCGCAAGTTAAGTGACTCGATAGACCCATTAGTAAGAGAAGAAGTTAGAAAAATTTGCAATTATTCACCATTTGTGTTATCATTTAGGAAATAGAGAAGTGGACAAGAAATTTCATAAGAAACATTTTCAAGCCGAAGTAGAAGAAAAGTTAGCCAGGAAACAAAAGAAACAACGTTTGAATGAAATTCAGGAAGAAGAATCATTTGATTGTGAGGAAGATGAGGAACTTTATTTTCAAGTGAAACATCTATTGAAATGAATTTTAGTTGTAATTAAAGACGTGAGGTGCTGTTACCTCCGAGTACATTATGATATTGTGATTTTTTAACAGGTTGGCACGTATGACGATAAGTCGAGAAGCCGTTTAAATAAAGGAAATAAAATGTCAAATTCAGCAATGAACAAACTCCTAGCAGCAGTCCAAAAAGCAAAAACCAATTCTTCCTTTGATAGAACAGATGAATTCTTCTATTATCCAACTCGAGACGCCGCCGGTAATGGTTCAGCTGTTATCCGATTCCTACCTGCAGCTAACGAAGAAGATGTTCCATTTGTTAAGTTGTATACCCATGGTTTTCAAGGACCGAACGGTAAATGGTTGATTGATAATTGCCTTACTTCAATCGATGAGGAATGCCCAGTATGTATTGAAAATGGTAAGTTATATGCTTCGATGTCGAAGGATGATGCTAGAAAGTACGGGATGAATCGCAAAACATCATATATCGCTCGTATTCTTGTCATCGAAGATAAGAAGAACCAAGAGCACGAAGGTAAAGTATATCTTTACAAATTCGGCACAAAGGTATTCGATATGATTGCAGATGCATTGCAACCAGTTGATGAGGACGATGCGAAATATAATGTATTTGGTGTAGAAGGCGATGAAAACAATTGGCCAAACTTCAAGCTTCGAATTCGTAAGGTAGATGGGCAGGTTAATTATGGAAAGTCAACGTTTGAAGCTGGCGGTGATATTGATGTCGATTTCATGGCGCAGTATACGGCAGAAAATGACCCACAGAAATTTATCCAGAAGGATCAATTTAAATCTGCTGATGCATTGCGAAAACGTCTTGCTTTTGTCTTGGTAAAAGCGCCTGAAGTAGATGATAGGGCAAATGAAGAAGTCGAGGATACACAAAAAGTAGTAAAAGAAGCAAAAGTAGCTACTAAGCGAGTTGAAGTATCAACAGATGATGATACAGATGATGTGATGAATCTGATTCGAAGTCTATCTGAAAAAGCGGATTAAGCAAATTTAGCTCTCGTTTTCAAGAATAGTGAAATACTATTATCTTGATTTCGAGGGCTATCTTTTTGTCTGTTATTATCATTAGCGACAGTAGATATATTTTGGATGGTCTGTTGATTACTTTGAGTGATAGCAGAACCAACTGCCGCCGCTACTTCTTGTGCTTTGGCTGTATTTTTATTTTTCTCAATAATAGTAGATTGTTTATCTAATTCCTCAGCAGTATTTTTTGGTTGAGTTTCAAGTTTCTTGGCTGCTGCTGCTCTCGCTGCCCGCATCGCGGCTCGTTCAGCATCCCATTTCTTTTGAGATGCTTCGTCTCTATATAATTCGTCCTTGCCTTGAGCCACCCTCGATTTATTTAATTGAATTAATCGGGCAGTTGAGATGTGTTCCAAATCCATGGGAACAGGCTTAGCAGCATTTTCGGCATCGGTATCTGCTCCAGACAAAAAAGAAGTCACTTTACCGATTACACTATCGCCAGCGATGTTGCCATTTTCATCCAGTTCACCAATAGATTTTAATATACTTGTGCCAGCAGCATATCCAGCCGCACCAGCACCTGCAATCAATGCCGCTGGCACGGCTATTCTAGCAATTGAACCAACAATAGATTTTAATGCTGGTAAAAGTTTTGATGCTAATGCTCCTGATATTCCGGCAGATATTGTATCTATTAAAGAGGATTCCTCGCCAGTTCCCTTCAAATTCTTAATATCCTCATCTATCTGTACAAGGATTTCATAATTCTTTTTTGCCGCTTCTTTTGTACTTTCTATCAGTTCATCAGCTGATTCATCTTTTTCTTCCTCAAATACACTATCATTAGCAGCAAGATTCTTTTCTTCTATCTTTATATTCGACTTTTGAGGTTGCCTGTACTTTGGGGTTGCCATTAATGGCAATTCTGACTCTTTTGTTGTGATATTATTTTTTGGAGGTACAGGAGTAGGTGCAACAACAGGCGTAGGAGTAGGGGCAACAACAGGAGGATTTTCCACAGCTTGGACATTTTTGGGTTGCTTTGGTGTAAGCAAGAATTTCATTATAGAACTTAATCCTGACTTTGCCACAGTCAGAACATCATCCAACCCTTTGCCTGCTGGACTTAATGATGCTCTAAATCTTTCATTGGACATTACCTTCTTGTCCCATTGTACTTTTGTTTCTTTGATTGCCTTCAATAACCGAATTTCTTCCTCTGTGGCTAGATGCTTTTTATCTAATATTCTTTTTTCTTCAGAAAGAATTAGAGCACGATATTTGTCGTCTTCTGCGAATCCCCTTTTATCAAGCACTAGCTGTTTATTCTCTGCGGTAGTCTTTGGAGTATTTGGGTCATAATATCTCGATTTAAATGTATCCAATATACCAGTTCTAGCGGTAGATGGTTTAATATCAATACCGAGTTGAGATGCAGATGCTCTCACATGCAATTTACCTAGTCCACTTTTTACGGCACGCGCGGCCCCAGCCGATATTTTACCACCAGAGGTTACTGCTCCCTCTTCAATTAATAAATCCTGCATATCAGGGGCTAAGGTAGCAATATGTTTACCTTTAACCGTGTGGAAATATGAATTTAAATAATTGTTAAACTCTGTTTTATTTGTCTTGAATAATATACGAAGTTCAGTCTCTTCGTCTTTTATCATGCCATTTACTTCAGCCGGCGTAGGTAGAGCATTAGTATTAGTAAGATGTCCGTCAACTATATTATATGCCATGACCTTAATCACAGCATCAAATCGTTTCTTTTGTTTAACTAACGCGTTGTCCGATAAAATAGACATTTCAATCCTCTTTTTCTTGTTTCTGTTTCAATAATCCAACATATATACTTCTTTCCCACGGCAACATATCTTCCAACTCTGCCAACGTGAAGTGTTTATTGTTGATAAGAGAGAAATTAAGTTTAAAATATTCTGCCAGCCCCTCTTCAGAGAGGCTCAAGCGAAAAAATTATCTATGCCTTCAATGTGAATTTTATTTTTATGTTCGCACTTGCATGTGTATTCTATATCTATAGTTAATATAGGGAAGTTCTTATAGAATTGAGTCAATTTTACTAATTGACTATTCATCAAAGATTCAATCAATTCTATCCTTTCCTGTTCTGTATAATCGCTGGCATGTTTAACATTTTCCCCTTCAATTATAGTATCAAGTGACATAGCAATCGCTAGAATATCATCTCCTTCTTTTAACCGCAAAGAATCTTTTAAAGATGGCACCTTCATTGTCAACCAAATGTCTTTCATTATCTCAATAGGTTCAATCTTTAATTCACCAGCAACAAATGCAGTAGTTAAATCCATTAATAATGGAGTTTTTACTCCGCACTCCTCGCATATACCTTTAATATCGATGCCTTCTCCTATTGATTTGCATCTCAGTTGAAGAAACAAATATTCTGCATCTATTTTGTTTATGTTGTCTATTGATATTTTGCCGAACGTACAATTATTAAATATCTGGTTCATTGAGGTCAACATCATTTCAGTGTTTTGCTCTTCTTTAGCTAAAAGAAGAACTTTTTCTTCTTTCACCGTAAAGGGCCTATATTTAACGACCGTTTTAGATATAGGTAGAGTGCAAATATATTCGGGTAGCATCATTTCAATTATTGCCATTTTATATTCCTTTTAAAGTTTTGTTTCGCCTGTAAACCATTTTGGTATATTACTGATAGTGTCTTTTGCTTGATTTATAACACTTATGTCTGCATTAAATGGCCCTATTTTAAGTTTATTTTTAGATGTAATATCAGGTGCAATATTTCCTGATTTTCTTGCTGTCAATATATCTTCATATTTAACAGTTTCGTATACTAGTTCTACGGTAATTTCTTGGTGTCCTACATTCGATGCACCATAACTAACATTCAATACAGTTTTTATAAAACAATTTTCGAAAATGTAACTGTGAACTGGAGTAAAATTTTCATCTGTTACTATTAATTGCATGTTGAATTGCGCTTCTTCTTTATATTTAGGAGAATAAGAGGATTTATCAAACAACGATACTTTTGTTTTATGCATAAAGAACTTTTCTAATCTGTGCATTATATCCACATTGAATGTCATCCACATAGGGTCTTGTTCTAATTCTATTGGTATTTCATATTGCAGTCCATATATTTTAGCTTGTTGCGATTTGATTCTCCAGCCCGGCAATGTCACCTTGTTTAAATGGAACCCCATAGACATTATCTCCTCTAAGGAAGCACCATTAACCAATATATAACCAATGTAATAATACCCCTTAGAAAGTCTGAACTGATCAGTTTTTAATTTTGCAGTGAACGATGATAATGAGAATGCATCATCATTTGGTGGGGTTGATTCAGCTACATTTTTTTTACCGAATACGTCATATGCATATTTAGATGCACCCAACAATAGAGCATTTCTAGGTTTTTTTAATTCCTCCAGCCCGTTAACTACGGTGTCTTTTATACTCATTTCTTACTCCAGACTTCTTCGTTTGAGGCACCCTTGAAACGACATAGAGGAAGCCATATCGTAAATTTCCATTCGTTTGGTGGGATTATAATGAAGTTACTTTTTACCTGTTTGAATAAATATTTTTTGACACAATTAGAAACCTCGGAGAACTGAGATG